TTATACTGTTGCTGTAGTAATAACGCCAGTTCCCTGGACATTTATATTTGCTTCAACCATTCCATCAAATGAACCAGTAATAGTTTTACCTGTTACTAATGCAGTTCCGCTATAGTATGTGTCGCCTGAAGTTGCGCCTTCTGGATAAAATACTAAAGTTACTGATGCACCTGGTGTTAATGCTACTTGACCTGCTGTATCTGTCTCATCCCAGAAACAATCTACAGATCCACTGAAACTTGTAAGACTTGGCAAATAACTTCTTGCTGCATCTCCCATTTTTGTTGTTTCAATCGTATCTGCTGATTCTTCTAAAGAATAAGATTTGACTTCAGCAATAGTTGCACTTCCAACTTTTACAAAGCCTTCACTTCCTTTATGCGTTCCCATAATTATTTTCCTCTATTTTTTTATTTTGTTTTGAAGAAGATTTAATTTGGGCTGCTTCTTCTTTCCAACCCTTTTCTTTTAGATACGCCACTTTATGTTCTGGAGCATCAATAGAATCCTTACCATTTGGACTAATTAATTTCATAATTATTTGCCTCGTTAAACTGCTACGTCTGGGGCTTGAGCCTTAACATAGTAGTTGGTTAAAAATGTCAAAGTAGCATACGCAAGTGGCGTTTCTCCTTCAGCGTTAAATTCAATCTCTGTACTTTCTAAATAACAGTCTTTAGCTAATCCATTTAAAGTAGGATCAGCAGCTATAGCCATTTCAACTTCTTTAGCTGATGTGTCTATAGTGTCATCAAAATTTGATGTAGCCTTTACATAAATCTCTACAGCAACGATTAAGTTTCTGCTAGTTAATCTATTAGTGCCTATAACTTCTGGCATTGAATCCTCAGACTTTGTATAGACCAATAAAGCTGGAGTTCCACCTGTTCCTAATGGGTAAACTCTGGACTGATAAACCTTATTTCCAGTTGTTGTTAAATTATTAAGAGTAGATGCTATCTGCTCTCGTATTTGAGTTCTTACATGGTTGGCCATCTATATTTTCTCCAACTCTAAGGCTGTAAAACCTGTTCTGTCTGATTGGATAGAAACAATAGTAAAGTTTGCTGCTGGACTTAATATATTGCCCTCAACATCTTTAGTTGCTGAAACTTGTAAAGTATTACCATGAGCAATACTTGGAACGTCTATTGATCTGCAATAAGCCATAGGCTTGGTAGCTTCAATAGAAACTCCGAAGCCGTCTTGCTCAACGTATTCATTATTTAAAATAATGTTAATGGTTGATGTATCTCCATTGCTATTTGTATAAACACATGAAACCGCATGCCCAAAATCAATATCAAGATATCCTGCCATGTCCTCTTCGGTTTCCATTAGATACTGACTCATTATTGAACCGCCAGTACAAGATTAACCATGCCTGCATTGTCTGGTTGAGCATTAACAACAATAAAGCTAGTTTCTGGAGTTAATGTAGATCCGTTATTGGTAGTAATTGCATTTATAACTAACCTATCATCAATAGATATGTAAGGAACGTCTGAAGCCTTTACCATTGCCCTGGGTTGATACCCTTCAACTGAAACGCTATTACCTTGTATATTAAAAAAATCTTGGTCAATAATAATATTAATATTAGTTGTATTTCCAGAGTCAATATCAAACCAAGAATTTATCAACCCTAGTCTTTGATCCCATAATGAATTCTGTACTTCAAAAAAAGTAGCTGTAACTCCGCCAATTTGCGGATTTACATAAGAATCAAAATCTCTACTACTTTCTAATGGCATTTGTTATTTTTTAGCTCTTGTTTTTGGAGCTGGTGCGTCTGAGCTTTCTAAACCTACAGATCTATCAACTTTAGTTGATTTTGTTTTTGGCTTTGAAGTTGTTACCTCAGCCTTATGATATCCAACCAACTGATTGCCAATATCCTCGTTTAGTTCAACAATGTCTCCAACATAGACCTTTAATCCTGCTGCCATTGTGTCTTTTAAAATTAAGTAATTTTTCATATTTAAGGTAGGGGTGTTTCCACCCCTATTCCATTTAAGCATTGACTAATTAGTCGCTTGATTTACAGAAAGAAACTGCATGTCTAACAGCTACATCACAAGTCTGAAGAGCAACCACTCTGATTGTTCCAGATTTTGAATGAGTGTATGGGTCAACAGTTATGTCTAACGAGCCATAGAGTCCAATTAACAAGTCTGCAAAATTACCAAAGTAGTAATCACCAGCTGTAACTTGGTTAGATCTAATTGTTTCATAGCCATTGATGTTGCCATCTCCGCCCACAATCATTTGACCAAAGTTAGTTGCTTTATCTACAGATTTTAGGTTGCCCCAATCTGCTGGAGTAGCAATATATTTCAATGCACCCTGTAAAGCGTTATCAGCTGAAACAGCAGATTCCATGGCTACAAGTTCAGCAAAAGTAGGAACTGCTGCTGCAAAAGTAGTTGTGTTAATGCCAGAAGTAGCAGAAATACCTGTAGGCTGTCCTGAAGAACCAGAACCAGCTAAAGCACCTAAATCAATTGCTGTTGCAATTGCTTCAGATAGATCATTTCTTACTAGGTTTTCTATATCTAAAGAACCCTGTTGAAGCATTAATCTAGTCATTTCTGTATGTCCGCCAATTACTTTTGGAGACATTGTTACAGATCCAACTGTAAACTCACTTTCAGCACTGTTTGCCCCTTCAGTTGCAATCCAACCAGCAGCAGAAGCAGCGGTTTTCTTAGGTATTACAATATTTCCAGACAAGTTACGCAATAAAGTTGCTCCAGCGTTCATTACAGCTGATTTGTTTCTTAGTACGTCTATGAAGTCACCGCCTCTGTAATCCTGAGCTACTAAAGCTGAATCATCAGAAGTGTTTAAATCTCTTTGTCCCCAAGATCTCAATAGATCTCCTGGCATCATGATTCCTTGAGCAGTTTTACCTTGCTGTCTAGCAGCTTCGTTTGAACATTCAAACTCAAATGCAGCAGCTTCCTGCGCTCTTCTATCAGTTGGGTTTGCTAAAGCGTTGATAGCTCTCACTAAAGAGAATTCTCTTACTTCATTTTGTGTCATACCGATTTCAGAAGTTTCTAAAGGCTTATCACTTGCTATTTCATTAAGCAATATTCCTCTAAATTGTTCTAAATCATGACCATTTTTAATGCTTTCGTGCGCTAGATCTCTCTTATCATGAGCTACAGCTAAATCAAGAATTTCTTTAGAATTTCTTTTAAATTCAGCTTTTGCTTCATCAAGAGTAGCAGTTCTAATCGCGGAAACATCAATTTCGTTTTTTACTTCGTTTTCCATTATTTTTACCTTTGTTGTTTGTGTTTTTGTTTTCCCACCTCTGCTGACATATCAGCTGGAATGGCCACAATGCTTGCTTCTACAGGCTTGAAAGAAGCCCTGTAGTAATCACCATGTTTTTCATCATTATCACGTTCCATTTTTGTAATTGAATAACCCACGCTTATATTGCGTCTTATTCCAGAAATTACGTCTTTCCATACCATTTGAGCAAGATCAGATTCACCAAATCTGACTACAGCGGTTGTTCTTTTCCGCGCCTCATCAAGTTCAAATTCTTCTACCACGCCAATCACATCATCCATTGAATGATTTAAAAGCAGTGGAGCTGTACCTGAAGCCATAAACGACATGTCTATATCTTCAGCTCTATGAGAAAGAACCTCTTTACCAAAGGATCTTTCCACCATTTCTTCAGAAGAAACGCCAATGCGAACCCTTCTATTTTCTTCGTCTATATATGAAGCTCTTGATAGATCAATAGTCCTGTAATTTATTTCAGTGCTAATTTTTCTATCTCCCTCTTCTTCTATATCTAGGCTCTCTTCTTCAACCTGTTCAACCTCATCCTCAACTTTTGCAAATTCAACGAGAACGCTCTCGTCAAGTTCGGTTACATTGAGAATATGTCTTTGTTCTTGTTCCATATTTACCTCATTGTTTTCAGGATGTATTTCTGATTCATTTGTTGAATCAAAATCTGTATTAATTTCATTATTCATCTTCTTCACTCGCTATAGATGGTGGAATTGGACTCTTATTGCCAAAAGGCTGATATGCAGTCTCTATTCCGTATTGTTTCGCTAATTCTGCTTCTTTTTGATGTTGCTCAAACAACTCTTCAGTATCTCGCCCACTAGTAGCTGCTATGTCTGAATATGTAGTAGTTCCATTCTGTAAACCCACTACATGTGCTTGCATTTCTTTCAATGGGTCTATCCATGCCCATGATCTAGGAATAAATGAAACGCTATTAGCCCATTTGTCATATTTACTAATAGGTAAATTTATATAACCTGTTGAAATGGCCATCTCAAGCCAAGATTTATAAACAGGCTCTATAAAATGATCTATTATAAATTGTTGGTGAAGTGCAAATGAGCTTCTATCCTCTAAAGCTCCTTGCCTTATTGAAGAATAATTAACACTAGTCAAATCGTTTGAGAGAGAGTGATAAGAAATATTTAAGCCAGAGGCTATTGACCTTAAAACTGAAGTTAAAAAGCTATCAAATGCTGTTCCTGGGTGGCTTGGTTCAAAAGATTGAAATTGTGTACCGCTAGCAAGCTGCTCAAATGTGCCTGGCTCTGCTGACATAGTTGGATTAAATGTATTTTCATAATCACCATCACCAACGTAAGAATCACCATCACCACTAGTAAAGAACCCCATCTTGCTGGCTCCTATTCTTGCGCTCGTAATTTCGGCTTGAAGATAGCCTTTCAAAAGCTGTATATTAGCCATTGTATTAGCAATAGGCGTTACACCTCTTGTTTGTTCTGGTCTTGTTGGCATAAAGATATGGATAATCTCTTCTGCTGGCACTCTTATATGATAATTTTCAGTCTGATATGTTTGGTCAAAAGGATGATTCTTAAATAAATGATAAGCAATGGGCTTTCCATAATTATTCAGCTCTACGCCCATTTTTATTTTGTTGCCATTTTTTAAGCTGTTATCGTTTAAATTTTCGTCTAAATGGTCTGCTTCTAAAAACTGTAATTGAAAAGAAAATGGATTTTCTTGGTTTTTAATTTTTCTTATTAAAACCTCACCATCCCTAAAGAGAGACTCAACAGCCATTTTTTGACAATCAAGAAACGACATACGGCCATTAGCTGTACATACTCCAACTTTACACCAATCTTTCCAGGCGCTTTCAATAAGCTGGTTAGCTCTAAGGTCAAGAGTGTTATTATCATTGCGACTCTTAGAGCTTACTCTCACGCCATGTTTCCCAATAATATTGGAAACCATCAAAGCCAAATATCTTGAGATATAGGAATCATTCCTAGCAAGTTCTCTTGCTCTGTCTCTTAATATTCTTAAATTGTCTTTGATTTCTGCGTCGGCTGAACTGCTGCTTGTAAAAAAGTCTGCAAATAATCTGCCTGTATTAGCTCCCTGATACGATCTTTTAAATTGTTTTGTTTTTGGCTTGTTAGTGCCTTTAAAAATGTTGTTATACCAAGCCATATTAATAATCAGTTGGGTTTATAGTTCTTATTGATCCAAATCTTGCCTTTATGGTGTTGCCTGAACCTCTATTATTTTTAATTCTTGCTAATTTGATTTCTTTTAACCATTCAGCCTTATATCTATCTCTAAAAGTTAATAGTTCATCAATAGACATTCTGGAAAGTGATCTGCCAGCTATACTCATACTGCTTTGATCCATATTTGCACGCCCTTCAACTACAGCACAAATTGAATCAAAAACTATCTTTGCATGAGATCTAACTGCATCATCAACAATACTTAAATATCCCTCACTAACTATTACCTCTACTGACCCAGACGTTTTTGTAATAATTGCAGTCCATCTATAATCGCCAGCAGCATGAGAGGATGTGCTAGAAGTAGCAAAAACATACTCATTGTTGCTTTCAGTTGCATTTATTGTGAAGTTAGCCGCTGTAGAGCCACTAATTAAATGAAATTTGTATTTTAATGAATAATCAGCAAGTGGATAATCAACCGCCAAGTCTGATCTTTTCCATGTCCAGTAATCGCCTTTCTGTAGAACTGGAGCTATTTCGTTTGGATAATTGGCTGAATCAAAAGCGTTACTCAAGTAAAAACCTCATTTAATAATTAGATATATCTACTATTAAAGCTATGCACCAAAATATAAAAGTCAACAATCTGAAGTACGCTTTTTTGATAAATTACTTTAATAGGATTAGTATGGTTGTAGAGGTTTAAAGGATATGAATCAAAAATCAACATATTATGATTTAGTAAGTGCTTTAGAAACGCATTTACTTACAGAGAGAGGTTTTGCAAGTAATACTATAAAAGCGTATAGATCAGACCTAGATGGCTTTAATCAATGGGCTTCTAAAATTATCAATAAACCTTTAACTAAATTAAGCTCTATAGAGGTTAATAATTATATTCCCTATCTATTCAAGCAAGGATTAAAAGCGTCAACAGTTGGAAGAAGGATGGCTTCAATTAGAAATTTTTATATTTATTTATTAAAAAGAAAGATAATAAAAGAATCTATCTATGCAAATATTGTTAAGCCAAAGCAAGAACACTACCTACCTGCCATGATGTCTGAGGGTGAAGTGCTAAAATTGTTAAACAGTCCAGATATCTCAAAGCCTTTTGAAAAAAGAGATAAGGCAATGATTGAGTTGCTTTATGCAACAGGCATGAGGGTGTCTGAATTGGTTAATTTAAAATTTACTGACGTTGATATGAACAGGCTATCAGTTAAAGTTGTAGGAAAAGGATCTAAGGAAAGATTAATACCTTTTGGAGACATTGCTGCGTTTCATTTACAAGCATACTTAGACATCAGAAAAGGCTCAAATGTAAAAGAGATATTTTTAAGCAATAGAGGGACTAGAATTTCAAGAAATGCTTTCTGGTATAGGATTAAAATCTATGTACAAAGGGAGGAATTAAAAACATCTATATCACCTCATACCCTTCGTCATGCCTTCGCAACACATTTATTAAATAATGGGGCTGATTTAAGATCAATTCAATTGTTACTAGGTCATGCAGACGTTTCAACCACTTCTATATACACTCATGTATCAACAAAAAGGCTAGGTGAAATGCACAAAATGCACCATCCCAGAGGCTAAAGATCCTTCCAGCTATTTACAAAGTTTCTTCCAGGCTTGTAATTAGCTCTGTTTGGTTTTATTTGTGTGTTATTAACTATTTGATTAGATCCATTTAATATTCTTTCCTCAATAGCATCCCAGTTAGGATTTAAGATATAGGCTGCTGCTAATGAGTAACAAATCGTATCAAGACTTTCATTCCTATTCCTTATCTGCTTCCAGAATAAAGTCTTTCTACCTTTAACAAATTTAACAAATCTTTGCTCTGCTGTAAGCATGTGGAAATATTCCTCATCAACTGTTGCGGGAAAGTGTAAAGTTGAATAACCATATTCGGATGCAAGCCTTGAATAGATAACTTCTTTAGCTGTATCACTTCCAACAGGGTAAAGTACGTTTTCTTCTTTACCTACTTTGGATGGCTTTCCAACTACTGATTTACCGCTTTGTGATTGGCCTTTAATTGCATAGATTCTCCTGCCTTTTTTATTTCTAGTAAAGCCATAAACCATTTGAGTTTGGAAGCCTGAGTCAATAGTAGTGCAAGCAATATTCATAATGCGCCCAGATAGTGTTCTAAAGGTAGATTTTAAATAAGCATCTAAATCATTCCATACATTAGGATCACCTGTACTTCCATATATCACTTTATATTCAACAACCCACATTTCATAATTATGCGAATAAGCAACAACCTGGCACTCAAATCTATTTTTCTGAACATCTACCCCACATGTTAATAAAAGAGCTTCATCTGGAATAGTATTGGCATCATAGCCTTCCCTTTTAGCCATCAAGCCTTCTGGCTCTACAGCCTCTTCAGGTTCAGGCTGCCATGTCTCTGCTAACGAGGTATTAATAAATGTTTTTAACATCTCAGGCTGTTTCTTGGCT